AAAAATATGGTTTAACTTGTTTAGAAAAAACAGAATGTGGACATTATAAATATACAGACATTCATCAAGATATATTTAATGAAATCTATGATGATGTTGAAAGTATTTTAGAAAAAAATAATGTCTATAAAAAAGATTCTCAATGTCCATAAAATGTAGGATACCTATGGTGGTACTACCATTGAGATACACAACCAACACGGCTAACCCAAACAAGCCGTGTGGTTGTGTTCATTGCGTTAATGCAGTAAGGTGTGATTATGAATAGTTATATAGTTGAATTGATAAGAATATCTAGGAAGATAGATATATCTTTGATACAAGCATGGAAACACTCAGGCATTGATATGTCTACATATTATCGTGCAATCAATGGTGCTGAGTTGAAACACGCAACAGCTTTAAAGGTTGAAGATGCACTTTACTCATTACAAAAAGCCAGTAAAAATAACAGAAAACTGGCAAAGAATTATAAGCGATTTAAAAAAATATCGAAATAAAAAAGGTATGAGCCAAGAAGCGTTGGCTGGTGAAATGGGTATCGAACCAAGTCTAATGCAGAAGTGGGAAACATTTAAGAGAGTGCCATCAGGATTTATGTTTAGTTGCTGGCTTGATGCGCTTGAATTAGGAATAACAATTCAAACTATTGGAGGTGCGAATGTCAAACGAAAAGAACAAAGGAAGTTACCATGAAAGATGGTGGGTAAATCTTTTCAATAGCTGGGGATGGAGTGCAAAACGACAGCCATTATCAGGTGCATTAAAAGATTATCCAAGTGATATTGATTTAAGTGTCAAGATATTTGGAGATGGTAATTACATAACATCAATACAATTATTATGTGAAAGCAAATACAGACATAATGGTTTTGCTTTGATCTCAAAATATCTTGGGAAAAAAAATAATAATTATGATAACGATTTACTTTTGTTGAAGCAAAAGAATGGTGAAGCATTTATGTGTTTCAATGTAAAGAATACAAAAGTATTACACCTGGTCAGATTTCAAACAGAGGAGAATGAAAATTGAGAGATACTTATAATGGTCTTACAAATAATTTTATTGAAGAACTTGAAGAGTTCTTGAATGAAAAGTTTGATGGCGAATGGGAAATGAACTTTCAAGTAGATGGTAGAGCAATCGATATAAGACTATTGATGTCACCAGAAGAAAGAGTCGTCGTCAAAAAAGGAAATATAATTCAATTATTTCCTAAATAAAAAACCCTCATGGAGAGGGGATACAATCCATGAGGGAATATTTAGTAGAGGATAACGAATAATCTATATGTACCAATACAAACCATACAATGTCAAGAGGTAAACGATATGAGTTTCAAAAGAGTCTCAGCAGTTATGGATATTGAACTATCAGATGGTCTCGCAAAGTGGGTACTTGTAACACTTGCACATCATGAAAACAGCAATACTGGACACTGCTTTCCATCAATAGATAGGCTGGTAAAGCTAACTGGTCTATCAAGAAGTACAGTAATCAGATGTTTGAAAAAGCTGGTTGATCTAAGGTTAATACACAAACATCCTGATCGTGGTAAGTCTAATCATTACGAATTTCTTTTTGAATACAAAGTCATCAGAAAGAACCAGTGTCAGAGTGACACTACACCAGTATCAGACAGACACCCTAATAGAGAAGTAATAAAGAAAGTCGTCGATACAGAACAGCAGAAAGATGTATGGAAACAATGGATGCCATCTGATGCTGAGAAAGAAATCCTTAACAATGAATTTGGAGAGATAGATCATGCCAAAGAAATTATCAAGTATAAAAAATATTATGCCACCTCAACAATCGCAGTACCATTCAAGCACTATAGAAGCTGGTGTCAAAGAGTCGCAGAGTTTGCTGGAGTTAACAGAGAGGGAAAAGAAGTATTACCTAGCGTGCAAACTGGAAGAAGGAAATCCAATAGAAGTAGACAAAGAAGTTCGCTTGTCAGTGTTATTAGAACTATCAGGAATGATTGATATTAAAGAGTCTTATCAAGATGGTAAGATATCAGTTAACAGGATAGTCATACATTCAGATGACAAAGAGAAGTTACACCGTGCTTTGAAAATATCAAAAGGTTATTGTACTACACTTGAGGATGATGACTTGTTAGCCAGGCTTACGATTATGTTTTCAATGATGAACAAACAAAACTTTGATGAAGAAGATTTAGAATTGAAGATACGTTCTCTTGTTCAGCAGATAAATCATGTAGATAAAATACCAGCAGATATAATGATAAAGTGTATTGACTACATGACAAAGTACAAAGAGTGGTATCCTTCATACGCAGACATCTATAAATTCTGCGGTGATAAGTTTATGCTAAGAAAAAAGCTAACCAATGCCTTGCATGAACGCATTAAATACTTGCAATAAGTAACGAATAGTAGTAAATTGTAACTCATTTGTAGGTAAAAAAATAGGTATTTAATAACCTACGAATTTAAATAGTAGAGGAGATAATATGAACCGAAAAGGTACTATCGGTGGCTCAGACGTCGCCAAATTACAAGACCCCAATAACTGGTTTGAAATGTGGGAGATCAAGACTGGTCGTAAGCAGTCACCTGATCTTTCAGATGTATTACCAGTAGCTATGGGTGCAACAACTGAAGCATTGAATCATGCTTGGTTTAGAAAACATATGACAGGTGGCAATGAAGAAATGATGCACAGTATATTCTATGAAGAACGTACTGAGTATTGGCAACCAAAAAAAGTAGATCAGACTTTATCATTGCAGCTTTTTGATGATCCTGATGTTATCGTTGCTAACATTGATTGCATCTATGCTTCCAATGATGAAAGTAATTTTGATACTTACTTAGTTGAGTTCAAACATACTCATGCAAATAACAGATTAGATAATGTATGCAGTGACTATATGCCACAGATACAATTCTATCTTAATGTAGCTAAGATTGAGAAAGCATATCTATCTGTATTGTTTGGTAACAACAGACATGAAGTTTGCTGGATAGGTAGGAGTAGAGAATACTTTGATAAGACTATGATCAATGTCAAAAACTTTTGGGCTTATGTCAGAGATGATACACCACCACCAATGGAACAAGTTGCAATCAAAGAAGTATCTGTTGATAAAGTTATTGTCGACGGCTTGATTGCTAGAGATGTAAGTAAAAGTAATTCATTTACATCAAGTGCAGACACATATGTAAATACATTAGTATCAGCAAAAGCAAATGCAGATGCAAAGAAATCACTTCTTGAAGAGTTGAAAGATACAGATAGAGAAGTTTACAATGACCAGGTGAGAGTTTACAGAACTAAGAGTGGTCGGAGAATTGCTCTCCAAAACAAACTGGATGTAGCATGAGGAAACAAATGCTACACCCAATCATATTTTCAAAATCATTTCATGGGAGAAATTATAATGAATGATAAAAAACCTAATATAACACAACCAAAAAAGCAACAGACAATTGCTCCAAAAAATATTGATGAAGCAATGTTGTTATTTCAACAAGACAATATTACTGCAAGCAAGACTACTAGAAATCCGTTCTTCAAGAACACATATGCTAGTCTTGAAGAAGTGATGAAGGCTTGTGATCATGGTAACAAATATGGAATACTGTATGGTTATCAATCAAGAGTTACAGAAACTGGTAATCTAATTATCATTGCTACTGCTACTCATGTTCCTAGTGGCACAAGCAAAGAACTACCAGTTCCATGTCTTGTACCCAACTTGCATGATCCTCAAAAGCTGGGGTCAGCTATCACATATGCAAAGCGATATGCTCTGCAAGCATTGTTTGCATTGCCATCACAAGATGACGACGGCAACAAAGCAAATGGTATTACTGTACCAACTGGTAAAGTACAACCAAAACAACCACAATCATCTAACAAAAAGACAGGAGATTTTGCATGAGTGATTATGATGATACAGACAAAGGTGTCTTATGGAAACCAAGAACAGATCAAGTTCTTCGTGCCATTGGTAAAGTCAATAACAAAGGTGAAGAAAACAATACTTTGTTAATGGCTTGTCAAACTAAAGATGGAGAAAAGTATTACGAACTTTATCAGAAAGTGTCACCAATATATATAAGAGATGCAGATGCAAACCCAAATGCACCTGACTTCTCTGGACCATTTGGTGAAGATAGACGTATTGCTCTTTGGGTAAATGAGTTTCCTCAAGGTCATGCTCAAGAGGGAACAAAATATCTCAAAGCACTTGTTACTGATAAAATGACAAGTGACACTGCCAACATCACAACCAAACCAAACGAAACTGCCGACGACAAGATACAAGAAATCAAAGACAGTTTCAAAAACCCAGACCAGTGGGATGACCAGTTCTAACATCTCAGAGAGATATAAGGAAATGCTAGACCTTATATCTCTCAAGCAACTTGCAACTGAACTTCGTTCCAAGTGTGCTAGGGAAGAACAACATCAAATAACTGAAGCAAGTATGTTGCGCCTTATACGAAAAAAAAATATTCAATACATTTCTATGAGTCGTGTAAAATATTTAACACCAGTGGATGTTGACAATTTATTAGAAGCAATGAAACTAACAGGAAAACGAATAAGGAGGAAGTTATGAGTTTTATTGATGATCCAAGAGCAGAAACATGGGATAAATATGGTCGTGTATATCGACCAGAAACCATTGTTATTAAAAGCAACTCACCTTTAGGTGGTCATATCAAATCAAATGAAAACTTAGATTTGTTTGATAGAGCCAAACGTAAAGGCAAAAAAGAAATACGAAAGTCTTTCAACAGAGTTCGACTACCAAAATATATTTCAACAAAAAAGGTATTACAGATATGGTAGATAAAGGAAACTCAGGTATTGAATGGATAGATAATCTATATGATTGGTGCATACTATTATTGGTAGAAGTATCAGCAATAATTGGTATTACCTATGAAGAAATAAATGTATATTTATTTGTATTCATAATTCCATTTGCAATACTTATATCAATGCTATTTAATATTTACTTTTACTTAAAGTTTGTAAGATGAAAGCAAAACAAATACTTCGTGAAGCACAAGTTCAAGTCGACGACAGAGAAGATAAGTATGGTCCACCAGACAAAATGCTTGAACGATTTTCTGAAATCATCTCACTTGTGCTTGACTATCATGTAACACCACAACAAGCTGGCATAATTCTTATTGGTTTAAAGTTGACCAGGCTAATTGAAACTCCAGATCACTATGATAGTATCGTAGATGTAGCTGGATATGCTGGTGTACTAGGTGAAAGTACAAAATCACAAAAAAACGAGTCGATATAAAGACCCTCAGAGGGGTGAAACAATACCTCCGTGTGTGTTTATACCTCAGAAATACTTACTAATAGCTCTTGTAGCTCAGGTCCACGAGATTTAACTTGACCCCACCAACGGCTGTCTTGCATCTCTTTACTAGCAGTTTGGTAGTCTTTTTTCTCAATAGCTTCCCAAAATTTTACAAACTTTGAAAATCTATTCCAACCCATATTGAATTGCATAGATAAAATTACAATTTGTGCTGAGTCAGGTAACTCTCTCCATATTGGTTTATGCTTATCTAACTCCTGAGAATGTTTTTCTAAGTCACGAGCAAGAATAAAGTCTGCTGTTGCTTGATCTATTCCCTCTTCTAAGTTATGTCCGTATCCGATTGTCCAGACACCTACTGTATCTTTGTACATATCAAGACGACAACCCTCATGTTTTTTTATAACATCAATCAAATTTGTCATATGGATAATCTCCTTTTGGTGTATCAAAAGTGTATGTGTATTTATCATTATCATCTATATCTGTACACATAATATAGTTTTTATGTAGAGGACATTTATCCATCCATTCCCAAAACTCTTCTGGCATAAAATATTCCTTTTTTTCTTTTAAATTTTTTTTAATTTCATTTTGTTTTTTTATGGTTTGTATAGAAATATTTACAAAATCATCTAGAGAAATATATTGACTCATACTATTTTCCTTTTTTATTCATTAATTGTAATCCAGTTTTACCAAAGCGATAACCAAAAGAAGATCCAATACATATATACAAGCAAGTAGAGAACCAGCCTGGTGTACTTGAGTTTAAGAAATCAAATCCATTCTTTACATATGGCTGAGTATAAGGAACAAAACAAGCCACAAGAATACCACCAAAAATAATAGTCCAAAATTCATCCTTCCAACTTCCAGCCATCTGATTAGTTAGTGCTTGTTCATTCAACATATCTGATGTTGCAGAAGTTTTATATACTTTTGCTTCAGCTTTAGCCTTTGCTACTTTGACTTCTGTTTCAGCTTTGGCTTTATCTACTCTACCTTGTAGCCAAGTACCAGCTAAGTTTGCAATAGGTCCAATAAAACTTTGAAACATAATTACCTCTTATTCTTTTTTAGGAATTGACTTAGGAACGCAGTAAGCCTTGACCCATATCTTGCTATCCCCAGCGAGAGAGGGATCATAGTTTTGCGCCCTAATCTTCTGTGCAATTCTAAGGCACGAATCCAAATCACTGAAGTAGACACTTTCCTGAACTGTTCCTGAAAGAAATACAACCAGCAACCATGTCAACTGGACCTACCCATAAACAAACCCATTGCCACAGCATTAGCCGACGTCAACACAGATACCATACCACTCTGCTCAAGGCTTGGTGACTCCAAACCCATATACCAAAATACAGTTTCATATGTTAGATACATATACAGCAATATCAATGCTCTTGGTATTACCTTAAAAGAATCAATAGCATGAGTCCACTCCTCTACTATCTTTGTCATCTTAGTCATAAGGTATTCCCTCTTCTTTAACAACAATGTTTTCCCAGTTTTTGCAGTTTATCCCACAAGGAATTGGGTCATACTTATATCCATCTGGGTCTGTATCATATTTTACTTCACTCCATATATCAAACTTACCCTCTTTGATGGCTTTGTAATAATACATAGCTTCAGTATTTTCACCACATTCACAAGTTCTTTTAAACGCCATTATAAACTCACTTTCGATACACTTAATGTATTAGGATTAGTTAATGAAACAGAAGTATCATTAGGAGAAACAACTGTCATTCTATTACTCGAACTATCATAAGTAGCTGTAGTATCTGCTAAACCATTCATTGCATTTGCAATTTGAACTCCAGCAGTATCTGTGCTTGCACCACTAACAAGGTTAATTGATGTTGAGTTACCACCACTTGTTACTGTAGCAGAAGTTAAGTTACCAGTTTGACCAACACCTTGAACTGTAGAACCACTGCCACTAACATTAGATGCTGGTCTTACAGTAAATGTTTGACCAGGTGATGGATTTGTTCCTTGATTTACACCACTACCATTAGAAATACTTACAGACATATCATTTACATTTCCAGATGCAGAAGGAGCAGTAATAGTTACAACATTATTTGTTCTGCTTACAGAGTATCCACTTGGCATTGCACTTGCTACAGCACTTCTAATACTTTCAGCATGGTCATTAGCAGAATTACTATTTCCAAATCCAGTTGAACCTACACTCCAACCATCACCACTTACTGAAAATGATGCTCCAAGATTTACTGTAGAAGAAGATGAACTTACATGATTTGTAACATAGGTATAGGTTTGAGTGCCAACCATATTAACAGTTATAGTGCTATTACTTTGCATTGATGAATAATATCCAGCATAAAAAGAAGCATATACTCTTACACCTACTCCTGCAGAAGAACTGTTGTTAAAAGAATAATAGCCACCCCAATAACCATAGTTATATTGTGAACCTGAAGTTAATGCAAATTGTGGACTTGAACCTGAAGTTCCACCTGATACAGATGGACCTCCATGTGGTTCGTGATATTTTGTTGACCAAGTTGTAGGACCAACAAAGTGTGTATAGGTATTCCAGTTATTAGTACCTCCAGCGATATTTGCACTAGAATCATAAACACCTATATTTCCATAACAAAAAGCATAAGCATAATAGATGTAACCTGATACTGTATAATTCATACTAATTGAACTCGCATTAGGCCAGTAATTTAAACCAGTTAAAAATCTACCTTGTGTTTGGCTACTAAAGTTTCTTGTCCAACTTGCAGAACCATTTGTAGAGCCGGGATTTCCAGCACCAAAATACCAACTATAACTATTAGTTTGATTTGTCGTACCAGTATTGTTTTGCGAATAACCAGTATAAACAGTTTGAGTTCCACTATTTGTCGCATTGCCTACAGTATAAGTATATACTTCAGCAGTAGCTGGATTTAGTGTATTGGCTGTTCCAGAAAAATCAAAAAAATCTGATTTAGTAAATGGGTGTCGAAGTGTTGAGCCATCTAATGCTCTTATCTGTCTAACTCTTCTTACATTAGAACCATCTAATACATAGACATTGTGTGGTGTTCTTAATGTTGAGCCATCAAGTACAGATAGAACCATTAGTACACCATTATTATCTTTACATTGCCTGTAAAATCACTTGCTTGTGTTGGAACAGATGTCGATACTTTAAATATACCTACTATTTCATTTGCATTTAAATCTAAAACATTGAGTTCAGAAGCTGTACCAGTATAATCTGCTATTTTTTGTAAGTCAGTAGCATTACCAGTATATCCATCTAGTTTATTAAGTTCAGTAGCACTTGAAGTAACAAGAGTACCACCTAAATACAATCCATTTGTTCCATCATGGCTTGCAATATCAAAGTCATGAGAACCATCTTGAAGAGTTGTGGTTGCATTTAACTTAATAGTTCCTGAACCATTTGGATTAATAACAACATTATTATTAGATGCAGAACTTATTTCATTTCCGTTAACATCTAAAGCACCACCAAGTTGAGGAGTTGTATCATCAACTAATTCACCATCAAAAACTGTACTTCCGATTTTAAAAACCATTATAAGCTCCCATCTGTAGTTATGTCACCAGCAACAGTTAAGTTTCCACTAGTGTCTAATTTAAATAATGTTGTTGAACCATTTTGGATAATTAAATCTGCACCACTTAATTTAACTAGCCAATTATTACCTGATGAATAATTAAACAAAATTCCTTTCGCACCAAATACTGCTTGAGCATTATCACCAAACTCTAAAGCACTATCTGTCTTATCCCATACTGCGTTATAGCTACCAATGTTAGTACCACCAGTAAAGGTTACGTCACCATCATGGGTTGCACCATCATCTGTAACAGTTCCAACTACACTTATATTACCAGTAAAGTTTGCACCAGATAAAGCAGCAAAACCACTACCAGCCGTTACTCCAGCTTCCCAAGCTGAACCAGTATAAACTTTTAAAGTATTACTTGTTGTATTGTAAAATAAATCACCCTCGTCATTGTTTGATGATGGGTCACTTGAGCCTATTCTGTATTTATCTGCAAAATCATTAACAGAATTTATGTTTGTTGCAACAGTATTTACATTACCAACAGCAACAGCAACAGCATTAATCTGTGTTAAGTTTGCATTTCCTCCAGTAGTGCCAGTAGCAAGTGTTCCAATGTTTGCTATAACTCCTGAACCATTTAAATCATTAATGTCAGACATATTGTTATGAACATTTGTAACGTGTGATAGATTAGTATTCACATTAGTAACTGCTGAAATATTATTTCCAACATTATTTACATTAGCAATATTTGTTGCCACTAATGAAATATTACTATCTTTAACTGTAATAGTATTACCCATACTATTACCATGAATGTAACAGTAATAAAGTAATCCAGATGATGGTGCAGTAGATGCTACTTCAATAATTACTTTTCTATCACCAGAACTTCTACCAGCATTAAATGTAGTTGTGTTTACATAATTTGCTTGAGAAGCTACAGCACCATTTAAATAATAGGTAACTCCCACCTCATAAGCAGAACTACCATTTTTAAATACTAATGGGTGTCCATCATTTGTCGCATCATTCTGATTAAAGATATAAGTATTACCTCTAAATAATTCTATTGTTGGATTGTTTGAACCATCAAGAACAAACACACCACCAGCTACAGTAGTTGTATAAGTTTTTTCTAATGCACTTGCTAAAGAAGTAATATCAGAACTTATTGCTGATAAAGTATTCATATCAGCTACTGCATCAGTTGTACCTAATGTTGTAAGACTTGTTATATTGGCACTTGAAGCACCTATTCTTTGTATCTCTGTAGCTTTAGGAGCTAGTGCTTGCATATCTGAAGCTCTTGGTGCAAGAGTTTGCATATCAGAATTTCTAGCAGATAATGTTGATACAGCACTTGTTGCTGTTGTTCCATCTTCTAAATGTGCTACAACTTCAACGTCAGATATTTTACCAGCTACTGTAGTAATATCATTAGCTTTTGGTGCAAGTTGTCCAATTTCAGTTGTATCACCAGCGACAGTAGCAATGTTTGAAATAACATTTTGACCATTTAAATTAGCTATATTTGAAAGAACATTTTGACCATTTAAATTTTGTATATGTGTTATTACATCAGTACCATTTAAGTTTTGTATATGCTGAATTACATTCGTTCCATTTAAATTAGCCATATGTTGAATAACATTTTGACCATTTAGAGCAGTCATATTTGCTATATTTGTATTAGTTCCTAATGCTCCTATTTCTGTAACTACCCCAGCTACTGCATTTATTTGAGTAAGGTTTGCATTGCCACCAGTTGTACCAGTAGCGATTGTATTTAAATTAGTGAGGTTAGAATTACCACCAGTTGTGCCAGTAGCTATAGTTGTTACATTCCCATGAATATTAGCAACAGTTGTTACATTACCATGTATGTTTGCAAGATTGGTTAGTGCATTTGTAGCTGTTGTGCCGTCTTGTATATCAGCAAGTAGAGCAATATCAGAGGTAACTGAAGCTATTGCAGTAGCATCTGTTTGAGTTGGTCCAGCTTCTGCGTTACCAGTTGTTGCGTTAAATGCAAGGTATCTGCCTTTTCGTGCATCTTTGAGGGGAAGAGTTAAGGTTGCCGTTGCATCTTCATCTGATAGCTTTAGTGATCGACTAATGTCATCTTCCAGTTCTTGTTGTACTGCTGTAATTGTGTCTAGTTCTGTATTCAGACTATCAACCTGAAATGAACCTGAAGTAGGAAAGTCAGTTGTCCTGGATATTGTAATATCACGAACAATCGTTACATCTGCATTTGTAACTGCATTTCCTGATGTCATTACAACATTGCCACCACTTGTAGTACCAGCACCAGTTACAGTATAATGTGTTGTTAATGTTTTAAGTGTTGAGCCTACAAATACTTTTAAATCGGCATCTTGAAAGATAGGAAAGCCATATGCAAATGTTGATGTCGACGACGATCCTACTGTATATTGGACTCTTGGACTTGTTGCACTAATATTTAATGTCATAATCGCACCCTAATATTGTAATTTATAAACTTCAACGCACAAATTAATAATACCTACCACTAGCAAAATCCTCTACTCCACCTAAAATTGTTCTCATACCATACAAAGATGATACTGGTGTCATCCTAGTCATCTTATTAACTGCTTCTGGAGTTTCACCATTTGCTAATAAACTAAAAACATCTGCAACATCAAACAGATATGATGGTGTAGCACCAAGAAAATCAGTAGCTGTTTCTAAACCAGCACCAAGATTTGAATGTGGATTTACTCTGTACTTTGGTTGAATCAAAGTTTCATCTCTATCTAAATCATTAAGTCTATGGTATCCATGTAAACCTGTATAAAATAAATCACTATATACACCAGTAATTCCAGTTTGATCTATTGCTCTAGTAAGTTGATCTTCCCAATCCATATTATTAAATGCAGGTGGATTTTTAAAATATAGTGTTGCATAACCAAGTGCTATCATAGAAAGAATACCAGCAGTTCTACCAGTTCTTTCATTATCAAACCCAGCACCAAGTATTTTTGTAGTAGCACCTAATGTATAGTTCCAAAACTGAAATGGAAAAGCCATTAATCCATTCTCAATTCTAACCATTTCTTGACCACCAAAACTTGTTCTTTTATCAGCTTTGTATCCTAATGCTCTTAATGCTGGATTCATTTTTGCATATACAACGCCATCAATAATTGTTGGTTTATCTGCTGGTGTAGCATTAATAATAGTATTTCTTGTCATAGTAGCTAATGCACCACGAAACTTTCTTACTAATCGATCATTACCCCATGCTTCACTATTAGCTAAAAATAATTGACCACCATCACTTTTTTGAATTTTACCTTCATCATATAATTTTTTAATTTTTTTAGCATCTTTCATATTCAAACCATATCTTGCTAATAGTTCAATGCCTTCTTGATCTAATGTACCAGCAACAAGTTTTAAGCATCTATCAACAAGAGTATGTTGACCTAATATACCACTGATTTGTTTTGTTATTTGTGTAACTGGTGCTAATAAATTTGCTGTATAAAAAATTCTTTTACCTTTTTCATTTATTTTTGTTATGCCTTTTTGAAAAGGTGATCGTAAAAAATCTTCATACATTCTATTCTGTGCAACACCTAAAACCATATCCAATGCTTCACCAGCTATCTGTACTTCCTTAACACCTAAATTAAGTGTTTTTAAATTCATCATTTCAGTAAGAGTTGAACCTAAATTTTTCCAAGCTAAAGGACCTTGCTTACTACCATGTTGCATCATTATCATTCCAAGTTCAGGTAACGACGACAAACCAGCACGACCAAGATACACATATGCTGTCCAATCAGTTAATGCTCTTCCTATTCTTCGACTTATTGCATCAGGTCTATGAATAGGTGTACCAACAACACGATCATACATATGATATAAGTCAGCAGTAGCAGAAGCTATACCAGCATCATCAACACCATGACGTAACATAGCAAGTTGTTCATCATCTATTAAATCATCTATAGATTTACCTTTAAATGTATTTGCAAATTCAATCTTAGAGCCAGTTCGCATCATATAATACATTGCAACATCAGATGGATTGGTTTCAATAAAGTCTAATATAAGATGATTCGGAATATCTAGTTCTCTACGACGTAAATGTTTTGATAAACCAAAACCAACAAAGTCGTCGTCAAGATTTGTTTGATTTAATATTTTTGCAACTGTTTCATCAACTGCTTCATTGATTCTTGTCTTTGCTTTTATCTCAAGTTCTGTAATTTGTAACTCTGTTTCATCTATTTTCTTTTGTAACTTTGGTATTTCATCAGCAAGTTTTTTTAAAGCATTAAGTTGTTTATCTGTGTAAGGACTTTTAGAGTTTTCACCACCAGTATTTTTAAATTTAGATGGATTATCTTTTTTAAATTGTTTTCCATGTTTTTTAATTTTTATATCTTCAACAAGCTGTTCTTTTTCTAATAATTTTGTTTTTCTATTTTCATTTACGACTTTAAGTCTTTCTGCTTTTTGCATATCTTTTGTAAAAAATGGATTATCTGTATACCATTTATGTAAGATTGCTTTAAATTCATCAATTCTTTCAGCTATTGCATCAATTTTAAAATATCTTGGAAAGTATACGCCTTTATAATCTGGATCATAATTTAGTTTTTGGAGTGCTTCTCTATCTTTTAATTTAGCACCTTGTTTCTCAATCATCTCTTTCAGTTTATCTTTTATTTTTCCTTTTTTTTCTTTAGCAAATTGTGATCTTAAATCTGTAATTACATTATTAAGCCTGGCAATATCTTTTTTTAATGACTTATTTGTAACTAATAATCCATTATCAATCATATCAACACCATACTTTGTATAAAAAACTTCCATTTCATCAATAAACTGTTCTTCAAGATTAGAAAGTTTTTTTCTTTTAGGGTCTACTTCACGCATTATTCTTTCTTTTGTAAGACGTTCAGCAAAATCATTGTAACCACTTTCTTGCATACCAATCTTTTGTGCTGGATTAAGACTTTTACCTCTATCTGCTAGGTATTGAGAATAGATATTTTGTAATCTCCTATTGTGTGCAACATAATCGCCCATATATGTTACAGACCTTTGAAATACAGATGATATTCCTTGACCAGCTTTGTTCATCATAGTTGTCAAACCACCATCTGCACCTATTTGTGTCATAAGTTTCTTTGTAGATTGAGGTAAATTACTTTGTAAAACTCTTTTAAAAGGTGTTGTTACAGCTTTAAAAAAAGGAGAGTTTACAAACCAACTATTTTTATAATCAAATTCTTGACCAACTGGAACTTTTTGATCTAATGATTTATTTACTTCTGCTTGTTCATCAGCATATTTTTTTACTGCTCTACCACTAAAAGCACCAGTAATACCACCTAATGTTCCAACTAATGCCGTCGACCCAACAATATTAATGCCACTTTCAGTAATAGTTGAGTCAGGATCAAAAGGCGCTCGTATCAATTCTTGACCAGCACCAATAACAAATCCTGATTTTGCACCTGAGATAAACCTTGCACCAATACCTACACCTTTAAATGGTAATGAAAGAAGATTCATAGGATCAAGAATACCAGCAGTAATCATTGCACCCCATCCAGTACGACTTAATGTTTCTCTATTCTCTCTCATTTTATCAGTATGAGTTCTTAAATAATTTAAGTGATCCATTGATGTAGCCATAGCCAACATACCTAATTGATTTCTGTCAGCTAAGTCGTCGTCATTTAAATGTTCTAAAACATTAAAGTTTTCATCTTCTTGAAAAGATGCACCATATAAAGCACCCATTATTGGTCTATATTGATAACCATATGTAGCAGACATACCCTCCCAAAAAGAAGGGTCTTGCTCCATAGTAGACATACTATCAAATGCAATTAATGGTTTTGATAGTTCAGTCAATTAAATACCACCCCACATACCAAAGATGTATCTGTTTGATTGGTTAATATCAAATTCAGTATCAAGTTTTTCTTTTATCATTTTTGCATAATCCATATTATCACGAAGCTGTTTGATCTCTTCTTCTTTCATATCTTTTTCGTACTCTGATAATTTAATACTGACCATCTGATCATTTCTTATGATTGGTGTAATATCACCTTGTTCTCCAGTTGCTACATAATAAACAACTTCTGAGTTTGCTGAATTAGGATCAACAATAACAAAAAGATTTTCACCTAATACAGCATTGTCTATACCTGATATTTCTATTAGTTGTGATTCAAATTTATCTAATAAAGTACCCTGACCAAAAATAACTTCAGGTGCAAATCTAGTTCTTTTTGGTGTTCCTCCTGATAAAACATCTACTGTGTATCTTGATTCAATAAACTTTTGTTCGACAGTATCAGTCATAATTTGTATAGCTTGTCTTGCACCAACCATATTTGCTAAAATTAATGTTTCGTCGACGACTTCTGTTGATATTAAATTATCACCTATTTCTTTATTTAATCTCTGTAACATAAAGTTTCTTGCACCACCAAATGTGGTAATTTCATTATCAGGTTTTAACTCTTTATTAATACTATTTATAGCACCATTTACTCTTTCATTTTGTGGCATATTAGCTATTGCCATTGCTTCTTCTAAACCTTTTTGAGTACCGTTAAATGTAACTAAATTATTAATTCCTTCAAGTTGAGTTGCTAAATCACCACTCATACCTAATGCACTTGTTATATCTCTTGGTATTCCTCTATTAGTCATGTTTGATTTCATTTGTTGATACATTTCAAGAACTGGAAATAAATATTCTTTTTCTAATGTACCACCAGCTAATTTTTCAAACTTATATTTTATACTATCAGGAAGTTTCATTTGCTGTGATAATATCTGATAAAATTTATCAGAACTAGCAAGTGCCATAATATCTTCTGGTGAAGGATTGTTTGAAAACTGTACACCTGATTGTGAGTATATAAAGTTTTCATATATTGGCATTTCTTTTTTACCAATATCCTGAATAATTCCTGAATCTAAAGCATTAAAAAATTGTTGTGCAATGATTTGATCTTGTGAATCAATCTCATTTGATTTTCGTATTGTCTTTACAGAATTGATTGCTCTACCTATACTTAAGTTATCTAATGTATGAGGATTATTGGCTATTAGATTTTTTATAGATGAATAACTGACACCTCTTTTTTCAAAATCTAAACTTGAATTATCACTTACAACATCAGGGAGGTCTTGCAATCGACCACCTAAAAAAGCATCATAAACTTCGCCTATCTCAGAACTCGATAAGTTTTGTAAAGCTATACCGATTCTTTTTTCCATTACTCGTCTGCGTAATTCTTTTATTCTTCTTTGTGATTCTGAACCAGTTAATTTATTATCAGTCACAAGATCGATATACTCATTCGATATTCTTTTCATTAAAGAATTACCAACATCATCATCTCCAACCATGTAAGCATTGATTGCCTGGTTTGATAAATTTTCTGTTAGTTCATCAGTATTAAAAACAATAAGTTCATCCTCAACTCTTTGCTTATTTACCATTGCTGTATTATTACCAATAGCTATTTTTGCTGAAGCATAATCTGCTAGTATTCCTTTCATTGAAGGATCAGATTTATCAATCAA